CAAAATATTCCGCCGCTCGGGCATCGAGGCGGGCGGCGCCGGGCGACGCTGGGAGGGGGCCACGACAATCAACAACGGGGCGCAATCGACCACTGCCGCAAGGTTGCGCGCCGAAAAGCAAGCTGCCGCACAATATGTCAACAATCCGCTGGCCAACAGCGCGGTTGAAAAATGGGGCTCGGCGCTGATCGGCACCGGCTGGAATGCAAGGTCGCGGCATCCTGACCCGACCACCGCCCATGTGCTGAATAACGAATTTGAGGAAATGATCCGCCCGCTTTTGCTGCCCCTTGCGCGGGGGCTGGTGCGCGATGGCGAGGCGTTTGTTCAACTAATCGTGCTGCCGACCGGAAATTTGAAGCTAAAGCTGATCACGCCGGATCAGATCGACACCAACCTGACCCGCGATCTGGGCGACGGGCGACGGATTATTGCAGGCATTGAGCTGGATGATGCTGACGAGGTTTTGGCCTATCACGTCTATCGGGATGCGCCGGGGGCGGTATTTGCCAGCTATGGCGCGCCGGTGCGCGTTCCCGAATCCGATGTTCTGCACATTTTTGACCGGCTGTTTCCCGGCCAGGTGCGCGGGCTTTCATGGCTTTCCCCGGTGCTGTTAAAACTGCGGGACCGGGATGAAGCATCCGATGCGCTGTTGATGCGGGAAAAAGTAGCGGCGCTGATGACCGGATTTATCCGCGACCCCGACGGCACCGCCGCAGGTTTCAATGGTCAGGCCAACGGATCGGCCCTCGATGTATCGCTTGAGCCGGGCGCGATGCGCGTACTGCCACAAGGTGCCGACGTGGTATTTTCAGGCGCGGGCGGTGGTCTGTCGCAATCGGTTGAGTTTCTGCGCGCCCAGGATCACGAGATCGCCGCCGGTGTCGGGCTGACCTACGAGGCCCTGACCGGCGACATGAGCCGTACCAATTATTCAAGCGCCCGCGTCAACCTGCTGGAATTCCGCCGCCGCGCTGAAATGCTGCAAAAGGTGCTGATCGAGGGGCAATTCCTGCGCCCGCTCTGGCACCGCTGGATAGACATTCAAATTCTGGCCGGGGATCTTCCCTCGGCCGATCAAGCCGACCTGCGCAAGGTGCGCTTTGTGCCGCCGGGCTGGCAATGGGTCGATCCGCAAAAAGAGGTTGCCGCCGATGTGGCCGCGATCGACGCAAAATTGAAATCCCGCGAAGAGGTTGTTGCCGCGCGGGGTCGCGACATTGACGAACTCGACGCCGAGATTTCCAAGGACAAGGGGGCCTCTGCATGACGCTGCATCTACGCACCATCCAGCCGCAGCCAGCCACGCTGGACCAAAGCGCCCGCACAGTGGAAGCGATCGTTTCCACTGGCGCTGACGTGCAGCGCGGTGGTTCTATCGAACGCTTACCGCTGGACAATGCCGACATTTCGCGGCTGGTCGGTGCGCCGGTTCTGGACGCGCACCGCACGACCTCGACCCGTGATCAGCTGGGTGTTGTCACCGCCGCCGCTGTGACCCCCGAGGGAATAAAGGTCACGCTTCGCTTTCGCAGCAACACGGTGGCGCAAGCGGTTCTTGACGACATTCAGAACGGCACCCTGCGCGGCCTGAGTATCGGCTACACGGTGGCAAGCTGGAAAGAATCGCGGCACGGCAATCAACGCATCCGCACCGCAAGCAAATGGACCCCTATGGAAGTGTCCATTGTCCCTGTCCCGGCTGATCCGGGCGCACATTTCAGAAGCGAGGAAATTGAAATGGAAACCGAAGAGCAGACTATTGAGCGGCCCGAAGAGGCGCAAACCACCACCCGCGCCGAGGTGAATGCGGAAATCCGCACCATCGCCGTGACGGCCGGACTGACCCGCGCCTGGGCGGATGAACAGATTGACGCCGAGGTCACGCCGGACGAGGCCCGCCAAGCGGCTTTTCAGGCGATGCAGCACCGCAGCGCCGAGACCACCACACGCACCGCAAGCGCCCGCATCACCGAGGATCACACAGACCCGGCGGTGATGATCGAACGGGCAGGCGAAGCCCTCTATGCCCGGTCCCACCCCGAACATGAATTGAGCGCTCCGGCCCGACAATACGCAGGGATGACCATTCCCGATCTGGCGCGCACTGTGCTGCACCAAAGGGGTTTTTCGACGGTGGGGATGACCCCCGACACGCTGGTGACGCGCGCCTTGACCACGACAAGCGACTATCCCGAAATTCTGGGCAACACGATGGGAAGGAGTTTGCGCCGCGCATACGATACCGCCCAGAGTGGCGCACGACAGCTTGCGCGCCAAACCACGGCCAAGGATTTTCGCGCCAAAAAGTCGATCATGATGGGGGCTTCGCCGACACTGAGCAAGGTTCTGGAAAGCGGTGAATATGAATTCGGTTCGATCGACGAATCTGCCGAAAGCTACAAGGTGGAAACCTTCGGGAAAATCTTCGGGATTTCAAGGCAAGCGCAGGTCAATGACAATCTTGGGGCCTTCGATCGGGTGGCCGCAAACATGGGCACCGCCGCCAAGGCCTTCGAGGCGACGCAGATTGTCACACAGATCGTGTCAAACCCCAAGCTGAGCGACACCAAGAACGTGTTTGACGCGGCGACCCACGGCAACCAGTCGGCATCCTCGGGCAATACGGTGGCGAACATTACGGCCGACCTGAACACCGCCCGGCTGGCAATGCGCCGCCAAAAGGGGCTTGCGGGTGAGCCGATCAACGTGACGCCAAAATTCGTTCTTGTTCCGCCCGAGTTGGAAACCTCGATGGAGCAGGCGATTTCGGCGGTGCAGGCCACCAAGACCAGCGACACCAACCCCTTTGCATCGCTGTCGCTGATCGTTGATCCACGCCTGACCAGTGCGGCCCAATGGTATCTTGCGGCTGACCCCGGACAGATTGACGGTCTGGAATATGCCTATCTGGAAGGCGCGCCGGGGCCACAGATCGAAACCAAGATCGGGTTCGAGGTTGACGGCCTACTGATCAAGGTGCGGCTGGATTTCGGGGCTGGCTGGATCGACTATCGCGGCTGGTATCGGGTGGGCTGATGGCTATTGGCACAACCGAGCTGGAAACCCTTCGCGACGCGCTTATCCGGGCGCGCGCGCAAGGGCTGCGCTCGGTCTTTTACGACGGCAAGCGGGTCGAATATGGCACCGACGCCGAAATGAGGGCAGCAATCGCCGATCTTGACCGGCGGATCGCTGGCAATGAAGGCCGAGCGATCGGCCAAATTCGAATTTCAACATCGAAAGGACTGTTATGAAAAACTATGTGCAAGATGGCGATATTCTGACGTTCACCGCCGCCGCAAATATTGCGAGCGGGGATGGCGTTCTGCAAGGATCGCTGTTCGGAGTCGCGGCAACCGCCGCAGCAACGGGCGAAGATTTCGCGGCCAGCATCGAGGGCGTCTTTGACCTTCCCAAGGCAACCGGTGCAATCACGGCAGGGGCCAAGGTCTATTGGAACTCTACCAGCGGCAACGTCACCACCACGGCCACCGGCAATACCTTGATCGGGGCCGCGACCCAAGCCGCCACAAGCGGCGCAGCAACCGCCAGGGTGCGGCTCAACGGGACGGTGTAAGCAACCGTGGTGGCGGCGATCGCCACCACGTTCACAAAATAGAACAAACAGGGCGAAACCATGAGCGCGCCGGTGCCGATAAAACAAGCTGAACTAACCCGTTACGCCAAGGCGCTGAAAGCGGCTGGTGTGTCGGAATGGCAGTTGGTGTTGGAACCTGATGGGCGAGTGAGAATTGTTGTTGGCAATGGTCAAGAACTGCGCCCAGAATCCGATTGGGATAAGGTGCTGATGTAATGGCGAGGCGCGGTGACAGATACCCGGGGGCAAGGCCATACTTTGACCGTCACGGCAAACGCCGCTGGCGCTATCGGGCGAAGGGTTTTTCCGCCGAGCTTGGCACTGACTACGGGTCGGACGAATTCGATAGTCGTTATCAGGATGCGTTGAACCGTCAGAAATCCAAGGTCCAGCATGGCGCGGGCCATTCTGCCCCCGGCACCTTCGGCGATCTTGTGGCCACGTTCTACAAGTTGAAATTCCCCGAGCTGGAAGAAATAACCCGGCGAGACTATCGCGCGTGTATCGAGCCTTTGCGTGAAAAGCTGGGGCGCTGCCGAGTGGACGGGATGAGGCAACGCCATGTTCTGAAGATCAAAGCGGACTTGGCGCGCACCCCGACCCAGGCGAACAAAACATTGAAGCGGTTGCGACAGTTGATGAAACTGGCAATTCAGCTCGGCCTGCGAACGGACAATCCCGTTGATGGTGTCGATTTTTTCAGGATCGGCAGCGCCGGTTACTACGCCTGGTCTGAGGAAGACATTGCAGCCTACTACGCTTTCCACAAGCGGGGCAGCACCGCCTATCTGGCCATGACGCTGATGCTTTACACAGGCGCATCGCGCAAGGACGCGGTGGCCCTTGGCCGCGGTAACCTTGCAGGCGATCGCATCGCCTACAGGCGCAGCAAGACCCGGAAGAACCCGAACGGCATAGAGGTGAGCATACCGGTCCACCCGCACTTGGCCGACGCTCTGGCAACGGTGCGCCATGGTGCCTTCACCTTTCTGGAAACGGAATATCGCAAGGCGCGTTCGGCAAACGGGCTGGGCAATGACATGCGTAAATGGTGCGATAACGCGGGCCTGCCGCTCTGCGCCTCGCACGGGTTGCGCAAGGCTATCTGTCGGCGCATCGCAGAAGCCGGTGGAAGCCCATTCGAAATCATGGCGGTAAGCGGGCATATCACGCTGGCGATGGCCCAGCACTATTGCGAATCATTCGGGCGAAAAGCGATGGCGGATACTGCCGTTGATCGCCTTCCTTCGGGGCCGAATGATGAACAAAACGTGACGAACTTTAACGAAAAGTTCGACAAGAAACCAGCTAACAGTATGAAAGGAAAGGGAAAATGACAAAGATTGGTAGGCCCAGAGGGACTCGAACCCCCAACCAAAGCGTTATGAGCGCTCTGCTCTGACCAATTGAGCTACAGGCCCACCCTGCGGCCTTGCTTACTTGGGGGGGTCTTGGGGGTCAAGGGCCACGATTGGCGGCTTTTCATCGGCGGTTTTTTGGGCTAGAGCGGCGATGACCCCGACTGGGCGGGGGGAAATACGGGATTTGGGCCAATGAGCGGGCGTAAAAGCGGTTTGACTTATCGGGATGCCGGCGTGGATATCGACGCGGGCAATGCCCTTGTCGAGCGGATAAAACCGGCGGCAAAGGCCACGGCGCGGCGCGGCGTCATGGGGGGGCTTGGCGGTTTTGGTGCGCTGTTTGATTTGCGCGCGGCGGGGTTTGACGATCCGGTGCTGGTGGCGGCGACGGACGGGGTCGGCACCAAGCTGAAAATCGCGATCGACACAGGGATGCTGGATGGCGTCGGGCGTGATCTGGTTGCGATGTGTGTGAACGATCTGGTCTGCCAAGGGGCGGAGCCGTTGTTTTTTCTGGATTATTTCGCAACCGGCGCCCTTGATGTCGGGGCGGCGGCGCGGGTTGTCACGGGGATCGCGGCGGGCTGTCAACAGGCCGGATGCGCCCTGATCGGGGGGGAAACCGCCGAAATGCCGGGCATGTATCAGGGGCAGGATTTTGACCTTGCCGGGTTTTCCGTTGGTGCGATGGAACGCGGCGCACATTTGCCCCGCGCGGTGGCCGAGGGCGATCTATTGCTTGGCATTGCCTCAAGCGGGGTCCATTCCAACGGCTATTCTCTGGTGCGCCGGATCGTTGACGAGAGCGGGCTTGACTGGCAGGATGATTGCCCGTTTGGGGCGGGTGCGCTCGGGGCGGCCCTTTTGGCCCCGACGCGGATTTATGTGCGCCCGGTACTGGCGGCGATTGCGTTGGGCGGGGTTCACGCGCTGGCCCATATCACCGGCGGCGGTCTGACGGAAAACCTGCCGCGTGCCTTGCCACAGGGTCTTGGGGCGCGCATAGACCTTACCGCGTGGGCGCTGCCCGCAGTGTTTCAATGGCTCGCGCGGGCGGGCGGTCTTGGATCGCAGGAGATGCTGAAAACCTTCAATTCGGGGATCGGCATGGTGGCCGTCGTTGCGCCTGATCGGGGGGCCGCACTGAAGACGGCACTGGTTGAATCCGGGGAAACGGTTTATGAGATTGGCACGGTGACGGGCAGCGGCGAGATGGTTTTTGAGGGGGCGCTTTATTGACCAAAAAGCGTGTCGCAATCCTGATTTCGGGCGGCGGCTCAAACATGGAAGGTTTGCTGCGCTCAATGGTGG